CGGTTCAACGACTTCTGTACTTTCACACTTATTTCTGCCATCCTTGACATCCATTGCAGGATTGCAGTCATAAACTCCAAATCCACATGTCCGGTCTCATCGTAAATGTTTTCCCGGTCTATCAATTCCGGAAGGTTATCCATGAACATGAAGCTACCATACAACGCTTCTATTAAATTCTTTTTTCTGTTCGTCATAACTTTTCTGTAAATAAATTCTTGTAGTATCAATACTTCCGTGTCCCAATAGGTCAGCCAACTGTACCACATCATTGTTTTTTTTCAGATACATTTTTGCGAAGAAATGTCGGAAAGCATGAGGATGCATTTTGCTTCTATCTATTCCGCACTTATCGCCCCAGTCTTTCATTGACTGGCACAAGCTCCTCTGTGTCAGCCTTCCGCACTTACCAACTGCTACATATCCTGTCTTGTGACTCTCCTTTACGTATGCTTTTACTTCCGCCTGTAACTGCCTGCTGAAAAAGAACCTCCGGTACTTGTTTCCCTTTCCCTTTAGAGTGACTTCACCGGAAATGATGTCATCCCACTTGAATTGGAAGAACTCGCTTACCCTAGCACCGGTTGTAGCCAGTATCTTGATGAAGAAGTACCTGTCCTTGTTAGGACAAGTTTTCAAATACTCAAGCAGCCGGTTGTATTCGGCTTCTGTCGGAACATTCTCCGTATTCAACTCCTTCTTGAACTTTGGGCGCTTCAACTCTATCGGCTTCTTCATCCATTTGCTGAAACGTTCAAGTGCGGTAATACGTAGGCGTATTGTTCTGGGAGACAATCCCTCATCCTCTAGCATCCGTACAAAACGCTTGTAATTGTCAACTGATACCTCGTTGGCGTATTCGAAATATTTCTTAATTGAAAATGAATATATTTCAATAGTGTGTGGAGAGTAATCTTCATCCTGCGTAAGGTAATACACAAATTCATTCATCAGTTTCATGTTCTTTTCAGAAACATCGCTTAGCTTCTCCAGAGGTTTAACTGATTTCTCCTTTCGTGTGCGTGAATATCCAATACCAAGAAAATTAAGGAACCCACATAGAGCATCTTTAATGTATGGCTTATCAGATAATTCAACTGCATTTTCTCTGATATAAGCCTTGTATCCTTTACGGTTCACCTGATAATCACTTTCAAGGAATAACTTTACAGCTTTAATGCTTTTACCAATAACTTCATAGCTTTTATCGGTACTATACAAGTGGGATACGTATTCTATAAATATTTTTTTATTTACGTCTTCCATATCAGTTCCATTTTTGAGGCCGGTTGTTGATTCTCTCAAAGTATGCGGCTATCTTCTTTTCCGCATCCTCACCGTCACGCACGAAAATACGTGTATGCGTTTTGTCTCCAGGAACCGAAACATATCTTCCATGCTTTTCACGTTCACGCTGCTGGTAAACCTTGATTTCTGTACCATTTGGATTCTTTTCCAGATCAATCTTTTTTGAAACATTCTCTTCACGGCTATCAAAACAACTTTGGCCGTACATTTCTTTTCCCATAATTCTTTCTTTATTGGTTTGACTTTTAATAAATATGCCACGACAAAGCGTGGCATATTCTTACATGAGACCATCAAACAGTCCCTTTTCCCTGGGATTCAAAGATTCATATTCATCTCTGAAAAATTCCTCTTTTGTCCGTCCCATCTTCTTTCCTCTTCTGGTATGTACATCGAATGTATATGAAGGAATTGGTATCGGATTTTGCCTTACATCTTCCAACCATTCATCAGCATCTATCAGAAGTTTGTCGTAAATGAAGTTCTGCAGGTGATCCGCGTCCCTACATTTACGACACTCGCACAGAAGTATTACTGCCTTGCTGACAAATATTCTACCCTTTGGCTCCTTGCTTCCCTTGTTAACCAGTTCATGACCTTGCCACAAGGCTTCAATCTCTTTCGTTATCACACCGTAACAATCCTCAGCACTTATGGTAAAAAGTCTCTTCCATACATAGTCCCTATATCCACTGGTCCACAACTCAAGAGCAAAATATCCGGCAACCGCCGCATCAGCTCTCCTTATCGCCTTCTGCATGGCTGAAGAAACCTCAAAAAAATCATATCCTCTAACGGTTCTTATAAGCATATAGCATTGACTTTTAGTTCATTACATCAGTAAAGATAGTTCAGAATGACAAGTTTTGCAAACAGAAACTTCGCCATTTTTACGCCATTTTTCAGTACTTGAACTTACACGTTATATTGTACTGAACAAGCTGCTTGGTCTTGTCTTTACCGTTATTGGTAGTTCCCTTGAGATTGATGCTGTCGCCGAAATGTTTCTTAATAAGCATTATCGACCTCTGTTCCTCAGCCTGATTCCTGAAGGCTGCCAGTCCTCCGGAGTTGACGAATGTGGATTTCTGCTCGAAGTTGTAACGAAGGTCTGTAAGTATCCTTCTTTCCTTGTACTTCATGTAACAGGAAATCCAGAAATCCTCCTTAAGCCTGAGCTCTTCATTCCACCATGTGTTCTTGTTGTAAAGCACGCCATAAGAACATCCGGTTATCATCTTTGACAACGATAGAAATGCAGTTTCATCGTACATGACCGGAGATATTCGTGCAGTAAATCCGAACAGATGCACATCCAGCATCTGAGCAATCTCGGCAAGATTGAATATTATACGCGTTATCTCGTTCTTATCCTTAATCCTCGACGGTTCTCCTTTTTCTACACATATAGATTTGCAGGCGTGGACATCATCGTCAAGCATGAACAGATTTCCGAAATGCTTAGCCATCCAGTTACGTTTGGGGATGAGTCCTACAACATCGTCCGGATGAGTGACTATCTCACAATCTGGATTGAACTGTCTGTATAGGTCCGCCTGGCTCTCTGCCACACAGATTATCGGGTCGTTCACCAGCTTTTTAGCGAACACCCTGTCATGTCGCTTATGACTTGGTATTACGATTCTCAATTGCATGGCGTACATCCTTAATATCAACTACATTGCTTTTGCTCACTTTGCCGGTCTTGTAACTCTGCATGTGCTGCATGTCAAGTGCTTCACGTAACCAGTTGCTATCCACTTCACTAGCCGACATAATGATGAATAGCTCATATTTTTCATCATACTTGGGTATAAGTGGATAAACAGCAGTTTCATCCGTTATGGCTTCGAAACGCTCCTTGAATTCGTCCTTTTCAGGTTCCGGAGCAAACTCAATACCCCAGTCCTGAAGTTCAGACTTATCCCAGTCGTTCATCATCACGTCCATATCATTCTCACCGAATGACACGTTATCCTTTGTCGCATATTCACGCAGCTTCTTTACAGGAGTCTCAGGATTTAGAACCTTGCAAGGAAGTTCCTTGTACCCAAGTTCCTTGCAGGCCCTAAGTCTTAAATTACCGCACACTACAATGTATCTTTCTCCTACAGGATAGACAATTAGTTCACGAAGATTAAGCATCTCAGGACTGTCCTCTATGCTTTTCTTCATTGCATCATAACGGTAATCCCTGAAGAACCGGGGATTTTTCGGAAGGCCATCAAGCTGGCCATTGTTGAAATCCAGCAAACTGATCTGGATTGTTTTGAAATCAAATTCTGTTGTCATATACCAACTATTTAAATCAACAACACTAATAATCAACATCACACAATAGCCGGAACATCACTTAGTCAACGCGGTATGAATTAAACTCAACCTTATCCTTCAATAGTTGTTCGATGTCATTGCATCCTATCTTCTCAAGATAGGTAAGCGTAGCTATTATGACATCTGCGGCTTCTTCCTCACGTTCACTCCAGGATGGTATATGATTGCTTCGCTCCTTACCAGCTTCAGCAAGTTCCCTCCATTCTGACGATATGGCCAGCACTACGGCTTTAGGAGAAGTAGTTTCTGTCATTTTTTTTCGCTTCAACGCTATATCAAAACATCTTTTTGCAAGTCTGTTTAACGTAATCATAATTATCTAAGTTATTGTTATCGGACTATATATCAATTAAGCAAATGATTCAGGGCGAATGAATTTTCTCCATAATGGTTGTTAAGGTTAAACAAAAGAGGAGTCTAAATGACTCCTCCGTATTCTAATTTACTGCTCACTTTCAAGTTCCTTAAGTCTCTCATTCATCTTCTCTTCCTTCTTGGAGTATGCACTTTTGAGTTTTGAAGTCATCTCATTGTACTTTTCAGGATATTGCTCGCTGAAAAGCATATTCTGCAATTCCTTCAACTGACTGTCATACATTACAGAAGCTTCAGATAATTTTGTACGAATAAATTCTCTGTACCATCTGTTTCTATCCTTAGCATTATCTGTAACATATTTCACCATATCCATCTGACCTGTTTTCAGTCCTATTGAATTAAGGAACTGATACCCAAAATTCTTCAACACCAACACATCCAAAATTGTCTGCTCGTTCAATGTCATTCCATCGGATTTGCTTGTATAGTCAGTCATATCATCTGCCCATTTACGCATGGTTTCAGTTGACTTCTCAACCATGAGTTCCTTATTGCGCTTAATCTTCTGTCTGATATTCTCTGCCTCAATCTGCTTTGATACAGTACAAGCACCTTTAACAGATGAAGATTTCTTGAGATAATAAAAAGAAACCTTGAATTCAGGTCTTCTATAATTAAGTACCTCAATACATCTATACAACTCATTATTTTCGAGCTTCTCTGCAATCCTTTCATCACCCTCATTATACCAGCATTGATGGTCGAATACGTTATCATACACTACCTCAAAGCCTATATCATTGTACATCCTAACTGCATCTTCCTTTCTCTTCTTCTCATTTTCATTATCCCATGATTTTGGAGATTCAATTAGAATGACTGATTTTCCGAATGTCAGCGGCTCTCCCTTTTTAACAAGATTGTCAGCCTCCTTCATGACACGGTATTTGACATATTCCTGCTGCTTCTTCTCGAAACATTCACGATTAATGCACTTCTGTTCCTTTCCTTTCATTTCATAGAAAAGGCACCCATGATTTGCCGTATTATTGATGCATCCGGAACATGATGGAATCGAATCACTGAAATTATCCTCAGAAAAGAACTGTGCCTTATCAATAACACAGAACAAGTCATCAATATATTCCTTTATATCAGATATGCTTGCAGCACTCTCACCATTCACGTTCTCATTATAGAATTCTTTCTGCGCATCTATATCGAGTTTAGCCAGCAACATTGCTCCTGATATTGGGATAAGTTCCTGTCTTAACATATCTATAAGCTCAGGAATAAGCCCTTTCAGCTTAACTCTGTCCTGAATGAATCTGATTGACTTACCGAATCTGACAGCAATGTCCTCAACCGCATTTCCGTTTTCAAGAAGCAAGGAAAATGCTATCGCTTCCTCAACAGGATCTACATCCTGGCGCTGCAAATTCTCTGTTATCATAGCATCGAAAGCCTGTTCGTCAGTCATTTCCCTTACTATGCAAGGTATTTCATTGTACTTGTCAGATTTTTTAGCCAGCATATTCCATGCTCGGAAACGTCTTTCACCGCATACAATCTCGTACCTCGGTTCTACAGATACAACCTCGCCGGTTTCTTCATCAATATGTGTTTCTTCATCGCTGATTTTCCTGACTGTGATAGGCTGTAACAAGCCCTGTTCTTCAATATTCTGAGCGAGTTCCTCAATCTTCGCTTCATCAAAAGTTTTACGAGGATTCATCGGTGAAGTATGTATGTACATCACCGGTATTTTTTCGATTTGTGCCATAATTTTAATATTTATTGGTTTGACTTTTAGTTTATTACATCAGTAAAGATAGTTCAGAATGACAAGTTTTGCAAACAGAAACTTCGCCATTTTATAGCCTTTTAATCACTGAAATAAATTCACGTTCAACAGTCTTTTCAAACGCATTCATCTTATCCATGCTAACACGTACAATACAATGTCCGTTAACTGTAAGATGGACATTGTACCATTCAAAATGACTACATATCTCATCCTTTTTCCTAAGCCCTTTTTCGTTGAACTTTATTTCATACACCCTTATGTTTGCAGTCATACTCTTCAAGCTGTTTTTTCAGTCTTTCAAGTTTCTTCTCTTTCATGAAGGAAAGTATATCATCAGATCTACGGAGCGCTTCCTGTGCACTCTTGTCTCCATGTGATGCCAGAACCTTCAATTGTTTGCGGTAATCATCATAATACAACCCAGATTCCTCCTGAACTCTTACCTTATGCTCATTGTACGATATTACGTCAGCCTTAGCGCATCTCTCACGATTGTATTGATTCAGCCATCCCATGATAACAGAGCCATCCAGACGATTATATATCTCTCCGTATCTACCCTTCATAGCATTTCGGAAAGCCAACTTCAAATCATCAATCTTGAAATACGGATATTCCTCGATAATTAAATCAGTTGTAATGGCTACCTGTGAATCATTCATTGTATTTGACGCATTGAAGAAATCCACAACCTCCGACAGCAATATCACAACAATTGCACGTGCATGATTTTCTCCGAATTCCATGGCAACTTTTACAAGTGCCGGCACTGATGATGCAAAAACATCATCGATACTCTTAGGTTTCAGAATCTGTAAGTATTGCTTCGGCGAGGCCTTTAAGACGGCTAACTGATTCCTTTCTGCCTCCTGCCGTATTGTTATTTCGTTTTTCGTCATAATTACCCTCCAATATCTTAGTGAAGTTTCCAGCCTTGAAAATCCAGTCAAAATCGCACTTCCAGTTTCTGTCGTTACACCCTAAAAGAAATGGACTGGCAGCCACCTTCTTCAATACGGTGAATACAGTTTCCTTGTCGTACTGGGCTATTCTTGCCTTGACAGCCTTTCGCCTTGCTTCGGTCATGTTCACGACCATTGACAATTTACCGTTGAAAGTAGTATTGAAGTATTCCTGCAATCTGACAAAATCAACATGCTCTATTTGCGGATGAGGATTCAAAGAAAGCTCGTCTTTCTTTGTATCTCCTTCTGGAGATATTTCTTTATCATTTTCTTTACTTTTCTTTACTCTACTTTTCTTTACTTTACTTTGTGTACTTCTGACATCAGAAACTTGGTTTTTGACGTCAGAAACTATTTTTCTGACATCAGAAACCATATATTCTTCAATGTACTCAATTTTTTCTCTCTTGTAAACCGCGGACTTGAATCGCTTCTGAATACCTAACGAGGTAAGTACATTATGCTTATTGTATATGTCCTGGTCAAAAAAATCAACTTGCAGAGCCTTCAATATAACTTCCTTTACAGCGCCCTCGGAAACCCCAACAGTGTCAGCAATAACAAAAGGCAAATCTTCATCCCACAAAATGTAATACCCTTTATCCTTGTAGATATTACACAGCAGGCAGATTAGTATGGAAGTAGCCTGTGAACCGCATGCCCTTGCAATCTTCCTGATTTTTATGTCTGAGAAAAAATCAACATCAAATGGGAAATAATCAATTCCCTGCTTGTTTGGTCTGGCCATAAGTACCTCCTACTTTCAGAACTCAATCGGAGTTACCTCATATTCGATACGTGGTTCCTTCTTGTCGATGAACTTCTGAATGTCTATTTGAACACAATATCTGTCATTATCAATCGTCTTGGTCTGCTGCAGGCAATCAAGAAGAATCTTAAGAGAATTGTCCAGATCCGGTCGGTTACTTGAATAATATATCTTTGCTTTCAGCTTGAAATATCCCTTTACCATCCTACCACGTTCCGGACACTGGATATAGAAATTCTTTTCATATTCAGTAAGAACCTTCTGTTTGGCCAGCTTTGCATGACCACCGACATTTACTATCTTATAACAGTTACTCTTACTTGGTATCTGTCCTCTTATCACATACATAATCTATAGTATTACATTGGTTAATTGTTTCCCGTTTGTCTTTATCATCCATTTACCTTTTTCCGGCTGCTCAATCCTCAAATCCTCTACCTTACCGAATGTTTTAATGTTTCCACACAGGTCAACCACCCAACCCTCCTTCCCTGGGTATGGCCGGATAACACGACCTACCATCTGGTAGTACAATGCAAGTGACATAGTAGGCCGGCAAAGAACGATTGTATCCAGCTCAGGATAATCAAATCCTGTAGTGAGTACACCGCAATTTGCAACAACCTTTATCTTTCCGGACTTGAAATCTGACAAGATCCGTTCACGTTCTTTCTTCGGAGTCGTTCCACTGACCACTGCACTGTCCGGAATCTCATTGGTTAGCATTTCAGCCTCCTTTACAAACCTCGTGAACACCAGTATTCCACGTCTCGGTATTCCACTCTTAGGAGCCAGCAACCTTCTTACCATGCTAATCAGATAGCCATACAGGTCAACACGTTCAAATTCCTTTGAAAGACTCGCTTCATCGAAGTCAGCACCGGTAGAATTTCTTCTGACATTCACGAGTTCTATCCTTGTCAGGTCATAATATTTCAGTTTTGTTAGAAATCCCCTTGCTAAGAGTTCGCTAACCTGACAATAATATATGACATCACTGAATACTCTCGGTCTGGTTCTTGTAAGGAATTTAAGCATCGAACCGTTCATCGTGCTGCACAATCTGTAAGGAGTAGCAGTAAGTCCGATAATACGTCTCTCAGCAGCTGCGAAGAAATCAGCATACATTCCTTCTGTCGGATTAACCAAATGGCATTCATCAATAAGAATATACCTGAAATGCTTGAAATCTTCCATGTGATTATATACGCTACCGATAGTGGCGAAGGTAATTCTGTTTATATCCTTTCTCTTGACAGAGGCAGAATAGCATCCGGCATCAAAGATTCCGTATGTCTGCAACTTTGCGAAGTTCTGTTCCAGGATTTCCTTGTTAGGCTGGAACACCAGCAACGGTTCATTCAGCCTTGCTGCTATGTCAGCTATGATGAGGCTTTTCCCGGCACCGGTAGGCAATACCATAAGATAATTTCTACCGTTTTTCAGTTTGTAGTGTGATATAGCTGCATTACTGGCATTCTGCTGGTAATCTCTTAATTGAAACTTCATATTCTGATTATTCCTTTATGAACTTTTTCATGACAGGAAGCGCACAGAGTGACAAGGCAGTCAAGGTATTCAAGTTCCTTTCCAACAATTGAAACACCATTTACCTTATATCTCTTGTGATGCACTTCCAAAGGATAGCGTGCTCCGCAAATCCTGCACTTATGCCCATCCCTTAACCTCACATTCCTTGCAACCTTTTCCCAATATGGATTGTTAAGAGAACGTGCATAATTGGACTTGCGGCCACGCTTATGCTGCAATCTACTCATCACCTACAGCGTCATTGAATTCTTCTTCACCCATAACTTCACCATCATTATCTGGAAGCATGTCATGTTCCTTGTCAAACTCTTCATCAGAAGGTTTCTCAGGAGCAGGGAAGTCAAGACCGAACAGCTCCATCATTGCTACACGGTTCTTATCTTCCTGAGCCCACAATGATGATTTATCGTAGGATGGAATCTTTTCAGATTTGGCCAGTACGACCTTACCGTTAAGAATGGAATAATACAGGAAATACCCATTCAAAGCGATACGGAATGTCTTTGTAGCCGGAAGTTTCTTTTCATCCGTTCCTTCCTGTACTTTTGCAGCGTAATCCTTAATCTGCTTGCTCAATGAATTCAACCTTTCCTCAGCATCCGTCTTGATGCGTTTGGCTTCCTCCTTAGCGTTCAACAAAGCATTCTCAGCTTCAGGAAGCTCCTGCTCTACAAGCTTGCAGTATTTCCCACGAAGGTCCGATTTCTCCACATCATCCATGTAACGCAGCGCCATCTCGTTCTCAGGGAACAAAGCATTGAAGTGTTCATTCACTGCCTTAAGGATGTCTTTCTCACTCTCAGCGTTCTCAAAATGCAGTTCCAATGGAAACTGTTCCCGAACTGCTTCCGGAAGAACAAATTTCAGTTCTTCCGGTTCGTAATCTTTAATTATTGCCATATTTAATATTTGGTTTCGTACTCGGCGGCAAACGCCGAATAATATTGGTCTGTAGGTAACGGTAGCTGTATTCCGTATTCAGTCATTATATCAGTCTTGACGGCATCCAGGAAATGTGACATCTCCATTGTGCTAAGTCCCTTTGTGCCCCTTGCAAGTTCCGTCCTCTCACCTTTCGGGGTGATAACCATCTTCGTAAGGAATTTCTTACAATACAGGTCATGTATCGTTTCCACCCCTTCCTTTGTACTCCAGTACGCTTCACCGGTGAACTCACGTAAGGCACCACCCACGCACCTGAACCACATCCACATGAGCGCGTTCTGGTCAAGCGTCCTGGGCTTAGTCTTTCTCTTGATGGTAAGAGTATATTCACCATTACGGAGAAGACTTAGCATGAAGTTGAAATCCTTGTCCATGGTGGCCTTACCGTCTTTCTTAATTATAGTAGCTTCCATAATCAGAACGGTAAATCATCACTTGGAGTCTCTGATGGTAATGGAGCTTCAGAAACATTATTCTGTGAACCACTCTTAGATGTTGTGGAAAGAATCTCCATGTTATCTGCGAATATCTCTGTGATATATCTCTTCACCTTACTGTTATCTTCATAACTTCTGGATCTGATTTTACCTTCGATAAAAACCTTGTCTCCCTTGTGAAGATATTTACCTGCAACCTCAGCAAGCCCCTTCCATAGTACAAGGTTGTGCCACTCTGTCCTGTCCGGTACCTGAGTACCATTCTGCAACGTGTATCCCTTTTCCGTCGTTGCCAGTGTGAACTGGCAGACTTTCGTTCCGGAATCAAGCGTTCTTACATCAAGGTCCTTTCCAAGATGCCCTATCAGCATTACCTTATTAAGCATTTTCTTCCTCCTTTCTTAATGTGATTCTTATAGATGCAGCAGTTTCAGTCTCCTTGATGTACTGTTTATACAACTCGGGATGCTCAGATTGAAACCTCTTAGTGTCGAAAGATTTTTTGATTCCTGCAGGTGTTATGGTAGCTTTCAATACACCTGTGTCCCACGACTTGACATCGTGTTCAACCATTGCGCGTTTCAACGAATCCTTGAAACCGTCAATGAACGGCTGTATTCTCTCAACTTCCGCTACAGCTTCAAGATATTTGTTTATCACGTCCTTTGGCAATAGCTGTACTTCATCCTGCTTGTGTTCAAGTGCAGTTTCAGTATCAAGGTAACGTGTTCCATCAATCTCACACTGCAACAGCCTTTTGACCTCCACGTCAGATTTCCGGACAAGTGGAATAAGCTCTGACTTTTCATTGTAAAGCCATACACCGTACAGTTTAGAAACCTTCAGCTCAGGATTCTGCTTTTCGAACAGGTACGCATATATTGACAACTGCCATTCGAGGTATTCAATATCAGGCTTATACGTTGTCTTGATGTCGGCAAGTGCTATAGTGCCATCCTTCTCCCAGACACAATCAATGTTTGAAGCGAAGTGCTCTTCATCTGATACAGTGTATTCATTGTCAAGTGCAGAATAACCGGCACCAGTACGTATCATAATATAACTGACTGCCTCCTGGCTTTCAGGCTCAAATCCTGTAACGTCTGCAAACTGGCAGTCATGATGAACCTTTGTTCCCCTTTCTGCAGCCCTTTCTAAGACGAACTGAGGAACATCCTTATACTTATCCGGGAACAACTGTCTCTTAATCATTCCCGTTATTCCTGAAAGCTGCTTGTCGCCCAGGAAATAGGTGTGGTTCTCTTCATTGAAAACCACACCTGACTTAACTAACTCTATCATTTTGGAAATCTTTTACACATTGTTTGAATCTCGTTCTTAAACTCAAGATTGTTTTGCATAGCAGCGTATTTTTTCCACACAGCATTAACTTCGGCTCGACTCTTACATACCCTTACTTCATCAATCGCTTCCTTTAGCTGTTTACCGGAAAATACACTTGAATTTTGCTGAGTCTTTTCAGACTTCTTTTCCTTTGGCATAGGGAACTGGTATCTTATCACACCATTGTTGTCTACAATGATACATTTACTAACCTCTCTGTTCTCGTCATACTCAATCTCACTTACAGAGAACTTAGTATAAGTAGAACATTTTCCCGAAGTGCTCTTAAAGATTTCGTTTGATTCAAGTTTTACCCAAATAAAAGGTGCCGAGTAAAGTTCTCGACCAATCCCCCAGTTGAATCCGGCACGCTTGAATGCATCGGAAGCCTGACCTTTCTCCTTTTCCGTATTGGATTCAGTTCCGACATCCTGCTTGCTCACCCATTCCTTTTTCTTTTCATCATAGATTGATATGGTACAGAATAGGTTTCCGTTCACAACTTCGTGGTCTCTCTTCCAGTTCATTGGTCCGAACACCTCATCAAGAAGTCTCATATCCACACGGGCATCCTTGTACAGCAACAATGTGCATCCTTTCTCATTGATTGTACCTATTCGGCATTCAATCTCGTTTGCTCTCAGGGTTCTTATGTTCACAATTTTGTCAGAAAGTGTCTGTTGCACTTCTTTTTCTTCCTGTTTTTCTTCCTGATTATCTTTTTCAGGAACGTCTGTTTTAGCTTTTCTTTCAGCCATAATTAAAATATTAATGGTTTGACTTTTAGTTCTTTACATCTGTAAAGGTAGTTCAGATAGTCAAGTTTTGCAATCCGAAACTTCGCCATTTTTACGCCTTAACCTTTGTTCTCATTATGATAAATAAAACCCCGGAGCATATTCCCCGGGGTACATCACACACAATCAATCCTTCCGATTTCGCGTTACCTTTCAGATAGAGTCAACGGATAACCGATGCCGCACGGATGAAAACCCTGCGCTATCTTCGCCCTACTTTCGGATTCAATAACGGATTTCTTTCTTCTTTTTAGGTTTCTTGTTGTAGTATGGCATATTATTTAAATCCCCATTCTTTCATGTAGTCAATATTTTCAGGAAATCCCTCTACCGATTTAGGACTAAGGAATATTTTCTCACTTTTCAATGGAGTGCCTCCCCATATAGTAGCAGGACATTCTTCATATTCTTCTTTAGAAACTTCACTCACACTAAAGCGTGGTTGGAAACCATATCCCATTACGCTTTCTCCTAAGTAACTACCAAACTTCTTTAAAGCCCATTGAAATGCGATTTCTTCACTGAATAATCCATTTTTAGAAAGGACTGCTGCATATATTCTATGCATATAGCATCCTGTTTCAGTTAAATCAGGATTGCAACGGATGCAGAAATAGGAAATATTTCGCAAAATCTCTTTCACATACGTTTCATGCTCCTTACATTCTTCTTCTGTAAGAAACTCTTTTCCATCATTAGCGATGTAAATAGTCTTAGTTATTTCTTTCGTTTCCATATTCTTTATTTTTGAGATTATTTGTGGGCACTACGGGAATCGAACCCGCATCTTCGACTAACAATAGAGATTTCTAACACTAACAAACAAACATGGAATGGAATTATGCCGATGTTCTACCATTAGACCAAGTGCCCAGAAAAAAAATAGTACGGACGACTTTCACAAGCCAGTCCGTACACCAAGAAATTAAAACGTAAACATTTATGTAGAAAATAACCACCTTCACAGGCTTTTAGACTTGTTCCTTTTTTTATGTCTCTTCTTGTACGAACAGTACCTTAACACATCAGCACCATTGCAGAACCATTTTCCGTTCTGACAATCTGCCTTCTTCTCAGCACGTATCTTACCGCTCTCAACAAGCTTTTCCAACCGATTCTCGGAACCGACTATTCCTGATGCCTGAGACTTGCTGAACTTTATTCCTTCCATTGCAAGAAGTATGTTCTCAAGAATCATTCCTGCTGTATTATCTGACAATATTGTAGTCATAAACTTCCCATTTAATTCGAACACCATCAGCTAACACGCGTTACAATTATTACTCCCTTTTCACGATCTGAAATGCAAGTCCATTTCATACCATTACGTCTCTCCTTATCAAGACGGCAAGTTATCGTATTCATGACCGTAATCTTCTGGTCAATATTGAACACCTCATCACTGCCAACCTTCATGTTACGAAGGGTAGCAATAACAGGTTTTCTTTCAACTACTTTTTCCATATCTCCTTCCACGTTACAACATTCAAGTTAAACGAACACACAACAAATATTACGCACACAAGCGTCCAGAATCCCTGCAACTTTCCCTGAGTAGAAAGTGCGCTGTACAACAAGCCCAAAGAGCAGGATGTTACGGCCAATGACCAGATAAACGGTGCCAGTATTTTAAAAGACAATATGGCAAACCAGATATATGACAAAATTCTCATAACAACTAAATTTAAATTCGCTCCGAGAGACGGATTCGAACCGCCACCTGCACCCAAAGTCTTTATGCCCTCAGACTGGTGCCGTTCTGCCATTAAACAACCTCGGAATGTTCCCTCCAGAATTTTATAATCATGGGATTTCTCCGGAGGGATTTCTTAATTTTACGCTGTCAAACTAAAAAATTAAGATTTATGAAACATTTTATCGAACTTCTTCTTAACCACTTAGATTCCTTATCATTACTAGTAGGAATTATATTCTTTTTTATCAGAGAACTTTACAAGTTGAGTATCAGAAAAAAAGAACTAAAATTCAAAACCTTCTACTCAAACTCCGTCAATTCCATATCAGAATTCCTCGACTCTTTTCTTTCATACAAGGCAGCAATGAGAAACATCAACCTGATTGACATCCTCAATGGGCAAACAGACATCCTTGAATTGAATAAGATAGCTTATGAGCCTCTTATTGACATGAAAAACAAGAACCTGAAATTGCATTTCTACCTTGATAAAGGACTTTATGAAAAATATGATTCACTCGTACAAAGTTCCTCACTGCTTTATGATGAACTCAGAGACATAATATACAGCAAGGATTTGCCATACCCCGATAAAATCAATAAATACGAGGAAGCATTCACGAAATTTGAAGAGACTACAGAAAATTGCTTAATCCAAGCAATTAACGAATCTCAAAAGAAGCTCAGCAATCATAAAGAAAAAAGAAATCATACATAATACAGAAGAAATGACCAACATCACAATCGCAATAGGACACCAATAATTGGCTCCGTTAAAATCAAAAGGTCGCTCTTCCTTACACGATTTCCATATTTCATAAACAAGGCATGGAGAAACCATGCCGAATGCCCATGCTGCCACAAAATAAAGCATTGCAAATAGATTTTTCAATGACTCGGCAGTTTCTATCGAATTATCTATAACCATAACAAACTAATTTGAATTAGGGCTGGAGAAGGGAGTCGAACCCTCACATCAACGATAATCATTATTGCATTCATCTATTTTTTATAACCCAGTGTTGCGCTCTACCGTTAAGCTACTCCAGCTATATCATATCGTAAAACCTATTACAATAGGCCGAATTGCTACAATTCTACACTCTGTCGGACCGCCCGTTATCCACGGTGAATTACTATACCATACCAGTATGTCCGTCAGCCAAAAGATGTCAAGGAACTCTTCTCTATTGTTCCCGGATAGGCGGTCAGGCCACACCGGGATGTGATTTGTCAATCACCGAAAACACTCATTCTCATCTCTTCCTTTGAACTAAAAAGTTCTTTCTCGGAATAGGATGCAAATGCTTCACTGGAGCATTCCTTTTCTTTTGGAACCAACATGTAATAGTAGTTCTTCTGTACTCCGTCGGAATCTACACTGATGTTGATACCCTTGATTGTTTTCTCTTCAGCCTTCATTCCTATAAGTGTCCAGACTTTCTGTCCTGGCTGATACTTGGTTGGTTTAATTTCCATAATGGTTTTGACTTTTAGTGAGGTTTTTATTACGCAAATTTGTATCTCAAATAATCGGCTTCACTTGCAAAGCCGGGGTCAACACTGCTGAAATCATCATCATTTTCAATGTTGCTTTCAGAAACTTTGAGTTCATTTTCAAGAAAACTTATGAAATCTTCCTTGCTGTCGTCTGTATTGAAGTAAGATTGCATCTCTTCTTCTGTCATAGACTTTGCTTTTTCGATGTCAGCTTTAAGACTTTCAGCTTCATTTTCGTAGAAAAATTCATCAGTTTTCATTTTCAATTATTCGTTTTAATTTCTATTTTTGTATGTGTGATTGATTGTATTGCAAAGGTATCGCAATATTGCGATATATGAAAATGTTTTCTTGTAAAAATATCGCAATATAGCTATTTTTAACATTTATGTAGGATATATGGATAAGCAGGAAATTAATAATGGACTTATTGAACGTTTAGAACAACTAATGGAATACAAGTCTTTAAATCAACGTTCCTTATCTAAAGAAATAGGATTTAGTTATTCAACGCTCAATAAATATTGTAATAAAAAAAGTAACACTATTGATTTTGAATTAATCTATAGACTTGCATCGCATTTTAGCGATATTGATACTAACTGGTTAATACAAGGTACAGGAGAAATGCTGCTGACATCTGAACAGCCAACTGCTTCAAACGAAAACGACAGATTAAGCAAGCTGATTGACACCATAGCCTTCCAGCAGGACACCATCAACAACCTGCATGGAAGAATCAAGGAATTAGAAACAACAAACAAACGCCTTGAGACACAAGTAGCATTATATATTGGCAAACAAATCGTATAATGAGTAACTTTGAAGAAAACAGAAAAGCGAAAGAAGAACGAAAGGAACGTGACAAAGCAAGCCGTGAAAACCTCGGCAAGTTCTTCTATGATTTGGCAAAATTATCATTTGCAACACTTGTTATAGGCAGTACAGCTTCAGTTATCATTCAAGAAAACAATCTTGAGTCTTGGATTATTATCTCAATTGGAGCATTCGTAACATACATTTTTGCATATATTGGATATAAAATAATAAAATGAATAGGATATGGAAGCATTGATAGCATTATTCTCGGTAATGGCAATAGTAGGAATAGCTATAGCCATTTGGCTCAATACAAAATCTGGTAAAAGATGGCTTGAAAGTTTGTAAAGTATGAATGCAGGATTATTTATTTTTATAGTACTGGCGGTTATAGCCGTTGCATTTTGGATATACACAGAAACACCATCAGGCAAAAAATGGATTAAGAACTTATAATGCAGAGAAGAATCAAGGAACTGGAAGCGGAACTGATAATAGCTAATAATGAACGTAAAATAGGATAATATGAAAAGATTTATTTTTATCGCACTTGCACTTATTATTAGTACAGTTGGACTTTATGCAGAAAATTATATTTACTGCGAACTTGTTGGAACTACAAAACTAATGAGTAACAAAGTTAAAGTTCAAGTTGACTATGGCCAGGAAACGTCTTTCTGGAAAGGTATATCATATATGAAAGACGAAAACGGGAAGAATATAGAATTCAATTCTATGGTGGATGCAATGAACTACTTCGGAAAACAAGGATGGGAATTTGTACAAGCTTATGCAGTCACAATGGGAAATCAAAACGTATACCACTGGCTATTGAAAAAAGAAGTATCTGAAGAAGAACTGAACAAAGCATTAGAAACGGAAAAGTAATAGCCTTTACATAGCATCTATTCTTATAATTGTTCATTCATCATTGACAACGTAGAATCACCTGAATAACATCATATGCAGAAATAGAATCTGGGAAGAACTGAAACAGGCAAAGTCAAGTGAATAGCCAACGGTATTTAGTATATATCCACCCACAACTCGTATGCAGATTATTAGAAATTAAAACTCGTTGGTTGAATTAAAATTCTAAATAGTTACAAATGAAAAAGTTGCACAATTTGCAGATTATTAGTAAATTAGTAGTGGTCAAACATCTA